AAATCGTCATAGTCTAGGGCATAGAGGCCCGACTTGGGAGTATCTGATTGAGAACCTATTATTGCTACAGCGTTTGCAGTATTGTCAGTAGAATAACCACTGTGACCACCCGCAAGATTAGTATTGGCTTCTATTAGCTTCAAGAAGCCGGGGTTCATGTAAGATGTTCCGGTACCAGAAGTAGCCCCATTTCCTGATACTGTTCCACCTTGGTTGCTAAATCCACCAAAGGTAGTTGCAGTGTTAACTATGGTTCCTAGTGTAGCTGTGAAATCGGATAGCGCAGTCATGCTTAAATCTGTGCGGTTTGCACCAGAAACAAAGTATCCCTTGATTCTTTCTGACTTAAGATCAGTATCACCAACATTTATTTGATCTTCTAAGAAGTTTGCGGAAGTGAAAGATGCTTTAAATTGTTCTAGCTTGCCACCGTTTTCATTGACTGTTAAAATGAACTGTGAGTTTCCTAGAGCATCAATTTCTATTGAGTTACCACTTGTAGTACCGTCTGCTTTTGTACCTCCAACATACCCTGTTCCGGGGAATAGTGATTTTACTAAGTATCCAAAACCTGTGGAACTAACAGATCCACCGAATACTTTTAGTGAAGATGCAACTAATTGAGGTGCTGTGAACGATCCAGCAGCAGCAGATGCGTAATAAACTGGGCTAATTGCTGATGCAAACCCAGCAGTATATGCACTATCTGTATAAGCAGATACTGAAAGATAGGAAGCTGATCCAGCGTATCTTCCCGTTAGGTAGACTGTGCCACCTGAGTCTTTAAATATGCCAACTTCATCTGTGTCTACTGATCCACCAATTACTTTGCTCATTGCTAGGAACTGAGCATTTGATACTGTAGATGCAACTGTACCTGCGGGAATGTTAAATTCTTTGGGAAGTAAATACTTCTCTACCCCATTGTTATCTGCAACTTGAACCTTTAAGTACAAGGAGCTATTTACACCGAAACTTCCTGCTGAGAAAGAAACCACTGGGCATGAGCCTACGCTCATGAGGGCAGAAGCGTCTGCTGCATCATCTGTTGCAGCACGAACAAAATAAATGGATCTAGTGGTTTCTAATACTTCTAATGCACCTTCTAAGGCTTGTCCCGGAATTGATTCGCTAGGTTCTCCGAAAGTATTTATTAGGTTTTGTTGGGATGTTATTAAAGTAGCCTTATTCACAGGTCCTTTGTTGGCAAATCCCACTAGGCCAACTATGGATGAGTTCTGTGATACCGGATATTCAGAAATATCCTTTTCAATTGTATAAACACCGGGAGATACAAAGTTAGCCATAATTTACCTCAAGAATTGTCTACTATTTTTATCAGCTTTCTTTTAGCCAAATTTAATGCCATTTGGCTTAATTGACTTGTTGGAATAGTTATGCTCTCTCTTGGACGGAGGCGAATGATTTCATTTTGCCCCGGCTTAAGAATGCATACTTGTAAGTTTTGCAATGATTCATTTATTAAAGTCTTCATAGGAATTTGTGGAGGTAAGATAACCTCAGTTTTTTTTATTGAAGCTTTCATGTTTGCCTATAATATTTATTCTAGTTGCCATATACAATATAGAAATATTTTTAATTTACTTAAACATCGATTAATTTAATTGACCATTCAAATTTTAATTTTAACTGAGTGGTTTTCTGTAGAACTTTTTGAAATGCTTTATATGCAATTAAAATAGGTTTATCTACTTTAAATTCTTCCAACGGATTTTTAGAATATAACCCTATTTCCCTAATAGCCACATTAGGAGCCATGTTTTTCTCGAATAATATTTGAATTCTTAATTCATCGTTATTTGAGAAAGTTATTCGTTCTTCTGGAATTGCAGCTAAATGTCTTAAAGCAGACGAAGTGAATATTGGAGTGGAATTAAAATTTTCTGATATTAACGGATATAAACTTCGTATTTCAGTATCTAAATCAGTTCCGTAAGCAGCTAATGATATACCGTCACTAACATCGTAAAAATAAGAAGATGTGTTAACAGATGAAAAATCGACCGCACTAACGCCTATTTGAAAATACGCTGGTTTGAAGTTTTCTAAAAGAGTTTCTTCATTGGCAGTCATTAAATTAGCTATGGTATACCCCATGCCTTTTACAACTATGTTATTTCCTTCAGAAATACATTCATAGTCATTTCCCAAATCAGCGAAGACTTTTACATTTCCTAGATAATTACTCATACTAATTTATTAGTCACTTCCACTTCATAATTGTATTTTTCTATCTTCCCTGTAGATGTCATCAAGAATTTAGGACTAGGGATATATGTATTAGCCATTACAAGGAATGATCTTCGTAATAATCTGTCCTCCCTATCATTCTGAATATAATCTGAATCGGACGATTCTTCTTTCAAATATAATTTTATATTGTTTGCTTGATCAGTAATTAGTTCTATATCTGGATTAAAAGAATAATTAATCTGTTCAGTTAATTGATCTAAATCGTTTTTGTACTTACACCAAACATTTATTTGGTATTCTATTTCTATAGGAACTGAAACTAAACTGACCAAACGCAAAGCTCTTTGTTTTTTGTCATCCCACAAAGTTTCTGCTACAACCATAGGTTTATATTTTTGTCTATCTTTTTGTCTAATGCTTTTTGGTTGATGAATAGAAATTATAGGCAATATTAAAGTTTGATCTTGATTTAATTTTGCTATAGCTCTTTCTGGGTTGGCATGAATACATTTAATAGAAACAACTTCATCTTTATCATCTATGATCGAATATTGAGAAAAATAATTAATTACTGATCTTAATAATTCTCGAAAAACAAAAGATACATTACTTCTATTTGATTTAGACAATGCTATTAATTCACGAACTATTTCATTGGCTGTTCTAGATGGTTGTTGATACAAGGCTGATGTAGATGTATACTCTATAAAATTAGTCATATTACCCTACCCCCAATATCTTCTGAAACATCCGGCTTTGGCATATTTTGAATATCTTCGGAATCTCGGAGTACCTTAGAAGTGCAGATATAGTGATAAACTCCATAAGCTTCAAAACTATCTTCTTGAACTTCGAAAATTTCATAACGCACATTCTGAAAATGTGGTTGAATTATATCTCCAATTATTGGAGGCCTTCCTAATTTTTTATCCATGTAAGACTTGTTAAATGTGAACAATTGGTCACTGGTTATTTGAATACCAAATTGGTTTAAAGGCTCTTCTATTACTTTTGGATCATAATGACCATAAACAAGTATTGGAGTACGAGATATAGGTTTATTTCTTTGCTCCATGTAAACTTCATCATACCCAGACTTTGATACAATGAATTTATAATAATTTATTTTAGATCCCGATAATCTAATGTTTTCTTCATCAACAAGATTGAACAAATTAATATCTGGATTATTTCTATCAAATAAACTTAACTCGCTATCGTTTTCTACGATTTCGATTTCCGGTATTCTTACATTAGTGGTATAATTCTTTTTCATCAGTATAGACTAAATCCGGGAGGTTCTTCAAACTCAGACATTAGTTGTTTTTCTAATAAATCAAGTTCTTTTTCACTTTGCTGGGCTAACATATCTCCATTAAGTTGAGCACCTCCTCCGGGTCCGGGAAGAGTTTTATATTTACTACGAACTTGGGATAAGATGCCTTTAGCTATTGCCAAAGCATACCTTTGAATAAAATTCTTATACGCAGGATGTAATGTGTTTGAATCCAAAGCCCTATATTGAACTATTACGGAATCTCCTGTTGTAGGAGGTACAGGATATATTTGCAAATATTGATTATTAACTATGTCAAATGATCCATCTTGTCCAAGGATTTTACGCATCATTTCTAAACTTATTTGCAATAGGTTAAATTCTCCAATGCTAAAATCATTAAACAAAAAGTTTTGTTGGAAATATTTCAAGAAATAATCTTGTTCTAAAGTTTGCCCCATTCCGGGAATTCCAAGTAAATCTTTTTTGTAAACCACATAAACTAAGCCATCTAAAACATACTTAGGAAGTTCATAAATGTTTACCCCTGCTATGGTTTTAAAGCTCATGAATTGAGTAGCCCACATAGGAGCATGATTTGATAATTTTCCTACCGCTTCATCTATGCAAGTTTTTATTTGAAAATCACTTAATTCTACCCTTACCACAGGATATCCCAATCTGCCTAAGATAAAAGATTTAATAGTTTCTTCAAATTTATTAAATTCTATGGCATCCTGTAAAGTTGTATTATGTAATTCGGAGGATTTAATTTCTCCTTTTGGAGTCACTGTGTTTACTAAATCTCCGTAAGGTTCAGCAAAACTGTTTCCATATGAATCGGCTTTTGGTATTTTAACATCTCCCATAATTGACCCCCTTACATATATAGGGAAACAAAAGAACCCAAGAGAAATAAATCTCTTGGGTTCTTATTAGACTATTTAACTATCAGTTGGTAACAACATTTACAGTCTTACCGAAGGGCAAGAAGAGATAATTAGCGGAAGGACCGACAATTCTAATTATTCTGTAGAATCTATGTGCAGGTTGAATAGCTGCCTTGGCATAACGGGTCAAGATGCCCTTTCTTGGTTGGAAAGTTTCAGGATCCGTAATGGTTGGTAGCGATTCGATTGGGATGTAGGGGCAATAAACAAATCCACCATCTAAAGGTGATCCGCCCTTGTAACCCATCATGATTTCATCTTCTGGGAAGAGAGGATCGATGAATAGGTCATACTTGCCAGCAAACTTACCACGGTACTCAATCTTGTTGGCACCCATGTTGGAAATGCCTTCTGTCTTTGGCCCGATGCCACCTTCTAGTTTAGCAGCAGATTCTAACATTGCACCAACGAGAGGTGATGTTATAATCCAATTACCGGGGCCACGATGGGTTGTCTTGTAAATATCTTGTGATGCGAAATTCAAAACAGCCAACAAGTTAGCATAAACATGTCCAGCATGTTGAGGCGCGAATGGAAGAGCTGAACTTGAGAAATCTACTAAGAATACATTGCTTGGCTTAGAGGCAGATCCAAAATCACTTGTTGGCATTGTTTGCTGTCCAAAAGTAAAACTTGTTGGAGCAAATCCATTACCATCAGGGCCAATTCCACCAATGTTTCCAAAGTTATTGGAGTTTTGAGTGTTATCTTGTGAAGCGGGATACCAACCACCAAGATTTCCACTGTTTCCAGCAGCAACATTGTAGGCTAGACCACGAAGATCTTCAATCAACTCTCGGTCGATTTCAAGCTCTAGTTCCTTAGACATTAGTTCGGTTAATTCGCGTTCAAGGTCAAGGTTGTGATAAGCCTTGAGATCTTGGCTAGCTTCGATTGTCCAAAGGGCACGCATTTTCTTCGTGCGTGCAACAACAGGCTGCTGCTCAACAGAAATGTTAAGTTCTGGAATGCTAGTACCTGCTAAACGCTCACCAGCAGAAACGCTCCAACCAAGGAATGTTTGTGCATTGGGCCACATAGCAATCTTACCACCGTAAGTTGTTGAAGCAACACCAGTGACACCGCCGCTTAATCCACCAAACACTGCTGATGTATCTGGAGTTGGAGTAGCATCTAGATCAATATTTCCTGTGGGATTACCATTAGAATCACTAAAGATTGAGCTAGTGGTCATTCCACGATAGGTTAATTGATACTTGCTGTAAAGAGTCTGCACAGTGTTACCATATTGACGAGCAGAGCCGAGATAGAAGATCTGTGATACTGGACCTTCCATTGGCTGGACTGAACCAATCTTGTTGAAGATTAGTTCTGGGAACACTCT